ATATATGAATAAAATAAAGGGGTTGATAAAAGCAAAGTAGTAGCACTTATAACAGAAGTAACAACAGCATTATAAGGTGGTACTGCAGAATTGACAACTACATCGCCTACCTGAACTCCTGAGGTAATAAAGTTTGCCGTTGAATCTATCAACTCATACCCACTTCCTAATGCATCAATTAAACCACTATTTAAAATTACAGGATAGCATATTATGGTATTAATCATATATGCCTCATCTCCTGTTGTTGTTAAAGAAGGAACGCTAAAGCTATTATTAAAAACAGGAGTTAGATTATTCATCATTAAAAAACCTTCTATTACTTCAGCAATGGTCTTTCTTATATCGGCATAATCAGTTCCTAACTGACGATTATTCTCCGCATTTATAGCTTTATTATAACTACTAAAATACTCTTCAAACAACTCCATTTGGGATTGTTTGGCGTACAAATTAAAATCGGCAGGAGAGATATATCCGTAATTATTCTTGTTAAGAACGGATAATACTGTGTTTCGTACAGAGTTTATCATCTTAATTCTTTTTACAAATATATGAAAAAAAAGAGGGTGCGTTAACACCCTCCTATTGAAATAAATTCTATTATAATAATTGATTATTAATCCATTGATATGTCTAACATTTTCAATGCCTCAAGTCCTTCTTCACCCTTTAAGTATAGAGATGCTGCATTATATGGATCTTCTCCAAAAGGAACAGACATCATCTTCTTTTTGTTAGATGAGGTATTAAACCAAATCTCTTTCTCATTATTTCTGAATACCAATAACTTCTGATTGAAGAACTGTCTGATCTTATCTTGGAATTTAAGCATAGGATCATTTATGATATTCAAAAAATCTCTTGGATTTGACTTGGCAAATATTAAGATGTCTCTTTTTAGTTCAGCTGTTGATGTCATTGAAGGATCTTTGCCAAACATAACACGAGTAACTGTTTCTATTTGCTCTATCGTTAACTGACGAGCTTCTATTAAGGCATCTACCTCATAGTTAAGGTCTTCTACCTGAGCAGCAGCATCTTTTTCTTTGTCAACTTGCTCAAATGTAATATTTCTTAGTGGATGATAATACAAAAACTCCTGAAGCACAGGGTTGTTTTTTGGCACTCTTAAAAATCCATCTTCAAAAATGATAGGTTCTATGATCGCAGTTCCATCTTGTTCATCTTCAAAGGGAGACTTCTGATTAATACTATAGCGAAGTGGACGATTTATATTTTTTTCTTCGTCAAACCATAATAAGGGGAAACGATGGTGATTTCTTGAAGCTAAAGTGTAAGACAATGGATTGCCGTTCTTTAACTTATAGATTTTGTCTGATTGAATTATTGTTGTTTTCATTTGATATAATAAGATTTAATTTTTAATGTTTAAAAAAAAGGGGGAGTGCCATTGAAGACACTCTCCCCTTTTACTCAATGAGTATTAACCGTAACGGAATAATACGAAGTTGTTTGCACCTAAAGTACATACACAACGCTCAGATAAGAAGTTAACCTCCATAGCATCTAAGTCACTTGTTTGAGCACCACCGGCAGAACCTGTGATCCAAGTCTTATATCTACGATCTTCAGCTTCAGAAGCACGGTAACGAACGTGTAAGAATGGACGCTTAGCGTTTTTGCCCATGATCTGATCGTAAACAGATGTTGAACCTGCAGGAACTAATAGACCTGTGATTGTACCTGTAGCAGTAAGTGCTGTAGTATTTAAACCACCACGCATAGTAGGATCATTTAAGTATTTCCAATCAGACTTATAGAAGTCATAACCTCTACGGAATCCTGTGAAACCTAAGTTCAATGCCATGTTAATGTCATTGTCAAATAAACCAAACGATGCAGATTGAGCAACACCACCTGAAGTATAACCGTTAAGAGTTGCTAACATATTGTCAATGTCGAATGACAATCCACGATTAACAAACACTACGTTTTCTTCAATAGATCCTTGCTTATCTAAACGAGAAACGATAGAATCCCAATCAGCTAATGTTGTTGGAGTACCACCCCCCCATACGTTACCGCGAGAGTTTACAACGTAGAAGATTCCTTCAGAACCTTTTGCAACAGTAGCATTTGTTGCATTAGCCATAGGTACAGCTTCAATCATTGCAGTCTCAAGATAATCTTCAAAACGAAGACGAGTCTCGTGCTCTGATTTCAAATACCAAAGGTATCCTGTAGCACCATTTTCAGTTGTAACTTCAACCCAACCAATTTGAGCCATATCAGAACCATTAACAGCGTAACGGTCTTTGATGATGATTGGAGAGTTTGAGTAGATATCATCTTCTGCTTCTAAAGAACCAACCATTCCGTTAGTTCCTTTTTTAAACTCAGAACCATAGATAAATACAGTACAAGCAGCAGCAGCTACGATAGCTTGACCACCAACTTCATAGTAAGCTACAGTGAATGTGGTTGCAGTAGGAACAGCAGTAACAATTGCTTTGTTGTAAGCACCTGTAACATTAGACTGAATCATAACTGTTTGTCCAACACGGATTGCAATGTAAGTAACACCTGTATCAGCTACTGTATAAGTTGCTACTGCAGCACCTGCAATAGCAGGAGTAGTGCATGATACATATTTAATGTGTAAACGACCTTGTTCTGCCCATTTGATTTGGTCAGAGTTTGAAGGCATTTCTGCACCAACCATACGAAGGAAGGATGCAATTGTACGATTACCATAACGCTCAAATTCTTTCTCATAAGTATCAGGAAGATACTGATTCAAGAAGTTGAAGTTGGTAATGTAGTTTGTCGATAACGCCACTTGTTCTGCTGCCGGTTGTAGGGCATAAGTAGGCGAACCTAATAAAGCTGAAGCCATTTTTTTTTAGTTTTTAAAGTTATAATCTTTTAGCACTGCGGATTTTTAAATTTCTACCGGAATCAGGATTCACCGCCCTAACCTGCATTCCTTCTGTTGACTTGCTAACTTCAGGTGCTCTGCGTTCAGACATATTAATATTCTTAGTCTTACGCATTACATCTTCTGTTGCATCCGACATCCCCTGTTCGTAGAAGAATTTTGCAAACTTCTCAGGGTTCATCGCTACTGCCAAAGACCTATGGTATCCTGCTGCATCATTTATTAGCCCTTTGTCATCCAAAAATCTATTGATAAAATTTGTTGGATTCGATTGTAACTTTTTTAATTCAGCAGTATCCCCCGGAGAAAAAGAAATCTTCTTGTCATTAACATTAAATTCAAAACCTTTGAACTCGTTGCTAAAAACTTCATTTGTCTTTTGATTGAACCAATTTCTTTTATGGTCACCTTGCTCCTCTGCGGTCTTTGCTTCACTTAGATATTGCTTATACAATTCATACTGTTCTTTCTCTTCGTTAGAAATTGATAATCCACTTGACTCAAGTGGCATCTTATATTTCTCCTTCTGAGTGTTGAAGTATTTCTTTGCTTCAGCGACTACTTTTTTTCTTGCAATTTTTATTTTCTTTATGGACGACTCATCATCAATATCCTCATCATAACGATAGTCGTCTAACATTACATCGACATCATCAGAATCAAGTCCCTCTTGAGTTGATAATAGATAATCTTTTAATAAATCTTCAGAATCTATTGAGTCATAATCTTTTCTTAGTTTTAAGAAATCATCAAATCCTCTTCCTGTTTCTTTCTTATATTTCAAAAAAGAAGCTACGTCTTCAGGTAGTTCTTCATTATTTTTACGTTCATCCATTAACTCATCAAATGAGTTAATTTGTTTGTTGTATCTTTTGCCAATATATGAAAGAACGTCTTCTTCTTTTAATTCAACAGGAGCTACTTGTTCTTTTTCAGTAACATCTTCAATAGCAGAATCAGTGCTGTCAATACCATTTACTTCTTGTTCATGTTTTTGAAGAAGTTCTTCCTCTACTTGCTGAACACTTTTAGTTTCAGCACCATCTAATAATCTTACTTTATATTCCATTTGATTTAATTTTAGTTTGTTACAAATTTATATAATATTTTCGATTTTTTATCGAGGCTCAAATTCAGAAAAATCAAACCCGTCTAAGCTGTCTTCATTGGACTCAAACTTCATAGGAGGAAGATTATTCTTTCTTTGATTTATTAACTTAGATTGCTGAGTGTTCTGAAGACTAATCCTCTCTGCCTTTGCTTTTTCTTTATCAGTCTCTCTTTGAGTTATCTTAGATTCTTCTACTCCGCCTAACTGCATATTATAGTCAAACTCTTCCTTCATTAACATCCTCTTTAATTCAGCTTCTGCCTTCATCTTTTCAATATCAAAAGCTATCTCCGCCTGTTTTACTTGTATCTTCATCTGCCCCTCTGACTGAATCTTCTGCATTGCTGTTTGTCCCGCTAACTCTTGAGATTTCAATTGTTGCTGTGACACCATTGCTTGTTGCTGCATCTGCATTTTCTCTTCTCTATCTTGCTTCTTTACTCTCTTCATTTTTAGAAGCTGATTTGCAAGTTTCAAATTCTTCAACTCTCGAATGTCAATCGCATCTTCAAGGTTTATGTCTCCCTTAGATAATGCCATTTGAATATTGCCTTCGAGTTGTGCTCGTTGTTCTTCATCAGGAGACACTTCTATAAAGATTCCGAAATCATAGATATATAGGTCTTTGATTTCATTAAGGATAGATACATTGTACTTCCCTATTTTATTAGCAAAATCGTCTTTGAAGTCTGAATACTCAAGGATATCTGCTATACGATAAGTCAAGGCTTCTGCTATTGTCCTAAAGACATAAAGACTTGATTCAAGGATATGTCGTGTAGCAGTATTAGAGTTAAGAGCTGCCAATTTCTGAACACCAACTAAAGAGTCGGGATCAGGATTGCTTCCATCTCTTGCCTCATTTAGTCCTGTTACAGAACGAATCATATCAAGGTAATGATTGTAGTTGCCTATCAGCATTTGCGTCTTTGCAGCCCCTGAATTAGAGGTCAGTTGCGTAATAGGAATACGAGCATTATTAAACTCTCCATCTTGCGTGAAGCTCCTTCCGATCACACTACCTGTTTGGAAATATAATCGTAATGCATCTTCAGGATTGTAAGCATTCCCTGTTCCTAAGTCTACTTCATTAAGACCATCGGCATCAATGAAAACTCCATCAGGAACTACTCTTGCAATTACTTGCTGTAATTTTAAGTGAGTAACTTGAATCAAGTCAGCAAAAGGGATCATCCTTCTTACTAATGACTCAATAACACCTTTATACATACGAGGAGCACAAGCAATATAGTTTGGAAGTGCGTGTTGAGAAGATGATTTAGGGCGAACCATATTTTCAGACATCTCCCACTTTAATAGGATATTAGTTCCCATTACCATTACTCCTTCGTACCAAACATCTATTGTCTTTTCAATTTTTTCAAATCGCCCTTCCTCCATCATATCTGTCGGAGGATTAAAGGTATCAGGCTTTTGAATAACTCTCGTGCCTCCATTGTCAAGTATTTTTTTCTTATAAACGAACTTCTTTGTCGTCTTATAATTAAAATACATCAAGGTGCACACCTCTCTGTTAAACAAACTATTCTGATAAAACTGTGCAGTATTGTAATAGTCATACCATCCCTGACTATATTGACCAATCTCTTGAAGGTCTTCTTTCGTTAGTGATGGATCTATTTTAATTAATTCTGTAATAGGAAGTGTTTTAATTTCTCCCCAATAAAAACAATCTTTAAAGAAAGGATCTTCAGTATAACTATATACTACATTGGCAGGATCTACGTAAGATACTCTTACTC